CGCGCACATGCTCACGGTTCTTATCCCATTGAATATAAGACTTAGATACACCTAGCACAAATTTGTTGGATTGCAATGGCACGCAGTACCAAATCATGTTGATCCAATCCATTTGCCGGTATTTGTCAACGAAGTCAATCACCTCATCAGGAATAAGCTCCTCATCTCTGAACACTACGTTGAGCTTTTTGGTCTCGCCACGCTCAAGCATGACTTCATGAGCCAAATGGAGTACGACCAAGCTATCTTTGCCGCCTGAGAACATGACGGCAACGCTGTCGAACGTGTCAAAGATGTGGTTGATGCGCTTCTTGGCTTCCGTGAGTACATCAACGTCAATGTACTGCTTACGCCTCGCCAAGGCTACGCTCCTGAATAAAGGCTCGTAAGCGCCCGCCGAGGGTTTCCTCTTCGGGGTACATGGTTTTCAAATTCTTGATGAAATTGAACCAACTCTCTTGCTGCATCTCGCTATCAAAGACTAAGTTGTACTGAATAGCGTAGTTGATTTCTTTTGGCTTTTCTTCTTTCTCATCCTCGCCGTCATCAAATACAAAGGTTGCAAGCTCATCAGCGTTAAAACCCGTCAGGTTGAGATCAAAGTTTTCTGAATTTAGCTCTCTGAGCGAGAGCTTTAGCAACTCCTCATCCCAAGTTGAGGAAAGTGCGATGCGGTTATCGCTGAGGATCAATGCTTTGCGCTGAATCTCCGATAGGTGCCCCATTTCAATGCAAGGCACCTCAGTCATCCCTAGCTTTTTAGCCGCCATCAAGCGTCCATGTCCGGCAATGATTCCGTTGCTGCCGTCAGTCAAAATGGGGCTTCCCCATCCAAATTCTTTGATGCTTGATGCTATCTGTGTGACTTGATCATCATCGTGAACCCTAGCGTTGTTTATGTAGGGGATGAGTTTTTCAACCGCAATCATTCTGATCTTGGGTGTCATGAAGGCTCCTTAAGTCCATGAGTTAATTCTAATGTCATATCAGCGCTTCTGTCAATGTATTCAGAAATAAAAACTCTACACATGCCACCTTTTACGATATTGCGCCTAACAACTTTGATTTCATCAATCAAACTATCATCCTCAAAAACCTTGGCGTGTTGCAGCGCATCAAATAATGACTTGATACGATTATCAATATCCATCACCCTACGGTCACGAGGAAATATTTCCAAGCCAATGGACAGCCTTCCCTTTGGAGCCACGGCTCCGTAGCGTGACGCTATGGCACCAACAGCCGTTCTAAACGCGATCCCCTGTGCGCTGATATAGGTTCTGCCTTTTGCGTGCCTCCAATGGCTATTCATGGAGTTTGGTAAAGGCAATTCTAAGATGAGCATCGTTTTATCTCCTCAATGATTAAGTCCCTGCGGTGATACCGTTCGCAATGTGCGAGCATAGACTCTTGGTGCTTGCGGCTAGGTCTAGCAGACATCACCAACCTAGCGCAGCACTTGATGCAATGCAGATGGTAGACGGAATGGCTACACCTATGTGGAAGAGCATCGTCTTTATTCATTTAATCCTCGAACAAATTTGATCCATATCCTTTTCGGGAATGAAATAGCAGAGCTTGCTAGACTTGTCTCCGGCGCCCGTTACCTTGTGCAGCAAGTAGCCGGTTCGCATGATGTTGGCAATGAGTTCGTTTTTAGTCACACTGAGCCATTTTTCCCCATCAGTGAATACCCAAATGTCCGCTGTACTTGTTAACAGTCCTGAGGGCTTCCCTGCCATTTCTATCTCAACTAGCCAACGGCGGGTTTCTTTGCTTACGGCATCGTACTTAACCTCTACGCTCTTGCCGGTTTCAGGTATCCAAATATCATAGCCTTTGTGAGCGTTAATGATGGTTGCGCATGGGTACCGCTTTTGTATCTTGGCGAGGCATTGGCGCTCAATCTCTAAGCCTCGCTCTAGGTCTGCGTGGAATGTCATGCATCCACCATTCGGTAGGGCTTCTCGTTTTTGCTATTCAAAAATTGCTGTGACTTTGTGTCAAACCACAGTCCGTACTTGCGCTCTACGCCTGTCTTGCGATGTTTTTCGCAAACCAACATTGCACCGGCAGCATCCTCAAGCTCTTGATTAAAAGTCCTGTATGCCGGTGGCGTATGAAAATATCTAGCACGCTCCTTGTTCTTCCAAACAATAAACAGGTAATCAACCATATTTGAGATGCTCATGCCGCCCATAACCTCCATCTTGGTTGGCACCTTCTTTTCGTCCTCCACCTTCTTGATGTGGTGAACAATGTGGATGTGGATTTTATGGTCGCGTGCTATGTCCTTGCACCGGCTAACGAAATACTTTTGACTGTTCATAGCCCGTTCGCCAATGTCACCGTCTGTAAGCATCATCAGGTTGTCAACCACAAAGTGCGTGACGTTACGGTTTTCAGCCGCCCAAATAATCGCCCCCAACATGTCCTCTTGTTTCGTGTATCCAACCGCGTTGTATATCTGCAAGCGTTCGCCAGCCCAGTCCGCATATTTAGCAACGTATTCAGCGGATGCCTCGCAACCGGCAGCTTGATTGCTCAACGTGTGCAGTATGTGACCGCCCTCCATTTCTAATGAGGCAAGGCAAACTGTATGCCCTTGCTTTTGGAATCCTATGCACGCCTGAAACAGCATCGTTGACTTGCCGTGACTGTTAATGCCAGCCCATACGCTTACGCCGGAATTAAACTGTATATCGTCATGCGTCTTTGCCCACGGCAGCACGCTTCCTGTCTTGTTGTTTCGATCGTTAATCAATTGCTGCGCATCCAGCACAAATGCTGATCCCTGCAAAATTGTCGTTGAATGCTTTGCTTTTTCGTAATATTCGGCAAAATCAATATTGTCAGGCAAAAGGTTTTTGTTTAGATTTATCAAATTGCTTATGTTGCTCATTGCACTGCTCCTGTGTCCATGAACCAATCGCTACCAGCGGTCAGTGTTCGTTTGGCGTGGTTTTTGCACGCTTTGAAAGCATTTAGGCATTTAGCCTTGTCTGTACCTACAATGTGAACATTGATGCCTTGCAGGGGCGTTAAATCAAGCCTGAATGGGCTTATGTCGGGGTCTAGCAGCAAAGTGAACTTAAACCCGCTCCTAAACCACATCATCTCGCGCTGAATCTCATCTCGCGTTGCCGGTATGTTCAGCACATGCACCCAAAGATGCTCAGGCTTAATTCTGCTTAGTCTTAATTGCAAAAGCTCCTTTAGTCCATGCATATCAAGCCACCCACTCATTGCCAGCGATGCCGTTGCTGTTTTGTTTTGCATTGGCTCCATTGAATTTAAGGTCGTTTGTACACCATGTCCTAAACGTGGCATCAAAATCCAAAAATGTGTTTCCCTTTGAACGGTGGTAATCAATCATCTGTGTTCGCAAGTTTTCAAGGTCTGTGTCTGTGCAATCAGGTCGTTTAAGTTTTGCCCAAGCACGTAAAGAATCAGATATTGACCAATCAGTTGGTATCAACGCCTTTTTTTGTCGTTCAGTTTTTGGCGATTTCGCTTCTTTATGATTATTTAATGATTCAGTAATGATTCTGGGTCTACCACGTGGACGGGTGGTGTCTACCTCATGGACGGGTGGTGTCTGTTTCGTGGACGGGTCTACCACGTGGACGGGTCTACTAGGTAGACGGGTAATGGTGCTTTCAACGGGATGCACTGTGTACACCGTTGACCTACCTAACCTAGAATCTCTTGATATATGCCCAGCCGTTTCAAGCGCGTTCAAATGCTTAAAAATGGTTGCGCGTGCCAAACCTGTCCTTTTTTCTAAATGGCTGACACTTGGGTAGCACTCCCCGTTATCGTTAGCTTGGTCTGCCAAACTAATCAGTATCAGCTTGGAGGCACAATCCAAATCTGCCTCCCATGCCGGCTTCATAACAACGTAGCTCATTTCCACTCCCCCCCTTCGGCGGCAATATAAGCACAAATTTTTAACCACTGGTCAGGAGTTATAAAAACAGTAACCTCCTCACCGCTAAATGTTTGAGTTATTTCTAAATAAGTCCCAGTGATTTCTACGTATGTTTCATGGCTTTCAGGTAATTGCATCTTGTACCCCTTAAATAGTCCTGTGCGGATTGCACATTAGGCAACTCTAGCACGATTAGTTTTGGCTCACAACGTCTTTGTGTAGCCGGCAAGCAATTGAGTCTCTTGAACTAGCTCAACCTCTGTCACGCCATACTCGCGTTCAAAGGCGCGTAGCCCCATACCGTGTATGCCGCCGTTCCCTGTGTGGTGAAACGGGCAGAGTGGTATTACCTCGTAATTAGTTGCGCGTTGCCCCTTGCCTACGCCGGAACGCATGTGATGCAAATGTGGAGGCGTTTCCCCATAGCCAAGCCGTCTGCAGATAGCGCAGCCGAGTTCAAATACTTGGCTCAAGTATTGTTTTTCTGTGTTGTTCAATGTTGACTCCTTGCTCCGTAGCGAAAGCAATCGTGAACTCAATGAGTTCGCTCATTTCGCTGACGGTCATTTTAGATGTGCTTCTGCCTAGCAGGACAAAGCCACCGCGCACGCCCATAGCCATGCGTTGCTCTTGCCAAACGCTAGCGCTGAGCAAGGCTTTCCATTCTTCAGGAGGCAACAATGAGAGTTTGCCGTTGACCATCCACGGCAAGGTTTTGCTCAATATGCCGAGCAGGGAGTGCAGCATCGCATTCTGGTCTAGGCTGCGCGTGCGCTGACGTATCTCAACACGGTAATTGTCAGGCGCCTCGCGTATGGCATCTATAGCCGTTTTCCTAGACACCGGTGTCGTTAGGTAAATTACCCTCTTAGACATTGTTACTGCTTGAACGTAACTGTAGCGCCTAAGTCATTGACATAAGAATATTCAGGTTTCAACACTTCAGGGAACACTGCCTCAATGTACATCATACGAGCGGCAGGAATGTGTGTCGCTTTCCATACGCTGACGCTAGACATTTTCACTTTGAATAGTCTAGAGACTTTTGCAGTACCACCCAAGCGTTCAATGATTTCTGCGGGACTTAAATTCATAGCGACTCCTTAGTAAGAAGCTCTGATTGTAACAGAAATAACTAACTCGGTTATGAATTTTTTCTATTGGTTTTAATTTTGTTATTAAAAAAATTCATGAAAAAAGACAAAAATATACGCATAAAACTCACACAAGTAGTTTTTTCTACGTTACTATTTGTTTGTGGTGATTGACAGCAAGACCGGTTACCAAAGTTAGTAAGTAGCGCAGCACTACGGCGTAAAACGGAAGTGAACCCCACCAAGCGGGAACATGGAGCGCGGTAGAAGTAAGCAGCCAAGCGTTACTGAGGGCGGGAAGGCAGGACAGGCAGTTACGGTGAATCCGTACTTATAGAAGCCCGAAAGGTGAGTAAACCATACGAAGCACAGGCAGTGAAATGTAGTTACTTGAATCTCAGGAGATTGAAAAATGAACACTTACAAATTTTTAATTGGCGATAAGACGTACACGTTTAAAGCGGCGAGCATGGTTGCCGCGATGGAAAGATGCAACCGTGAGGTTGTTGATGCAATGAACGTAGGGCATTTTGCTTGGATGGACACAAGCGCACCGGACACGTTCCGTATGGCACTTGGCAACTTTTTTGACTAAGGAGATTGAAATCATGGCACGCAACATCACTGAGACCATCAAATCGTCAAAGACCTACAAGACTAAAGAAAACCTGATTAAGGCGATTGATGCTTTGGGTTTCAACAACACCATCCGGTACGTGATTAGCACCGACAGCGATGGTCGTTACTTTCCGTACTTTATTGGTACCGATGCGCTGCATGCAGGTGTGCATCACCACTTCCCAGTGATTGCTTAAGGAGATTGAAATTATGGCTACTTTGATGACAGACCGCGAGATGTTTGGTTGCGAACCAACGGATTTCATGAATAGCGTGAAAGCCTCAACCACTTACAAGTTTAGTGGCGCGAACATGGTGGTGGCATCCATGCTTAGTGATGTTCAGCACATGCTTGAGTATGGGCATTCTGAGGATGCACGCAAGCATTTGAATCTAGCTAAGTTGATGCTGTTTAACATTGACGAAGGCTTTTTGGTTGGTAAACGGGAGCGTGCATGATGCATACGATTCAAACGGCTGACGGTATTTTTGTTGGGGTTGGACACTTTGTGAAAAACTTCAACACACTTGCCGTGATTGTTGATTGGTATCCGGAGTTGAACGGCTCTTTGAAGCCGGTACTGCGTGCATACAGTACGGCGCAGTCAAAATTGACCGGTGGTAAGTGGGTTGCTGAACCGAAGTTTATTCAGGGGATTGTGTGATGCCGATAGAGAAATCAACTTGGATGGATGGATTCAATGCGTTTTGGGATCGCATTGAGTTCTTGAACACCATCATTGAAATGAACATAAACGGCTACAGCCTCAAAGATGGTCGTGAAGTGACCGTTGAACAGGCGAAGGTTGAACTTAAAGAACTGCTCAACTAGGAGAATGAAATGGAAAAAATTACGAGTCATCAGCTTGATTCTCTAGTAGCGCGATTGAATCATCTATGCAGGATGCCGACCCATTCGTACAGCATGGTTGATGGGAAGTCAGTAGCGAACGTTGGCAACTTCCACCTGAGCAGCGCTTACGGCGGAGTTGCATTAGTGCAGATGGTAGGGAGTAGCGGAGGTATTTCAATGCCTCTGATGCAGGGTCACACAACTAAGCGTGACTGCTATGACCAAGTGTATGCGTTTATCAAGGGTATTGAGTACCAACAACATTTATCAACGAAGTTATCAGGAGAGTGACATGGCAGCAGAATTGACAGTACGCGCAGACGGTTTTACAGAAATGGCTTTTGTCGGTGAAACGCCTTGGCATGGCAGCGGGCAGAAGCTAGAGGAAGGCGCCACGATTGAGCAGTGGCAAGTCGCAGCAGGTATGGATTGGGAGATCAAGACCACACCGGTTCAGTACATGGCTGATGCGGGCGGATTCAGCGTTGAACGCATTATTGATGATCGCAAGGTGCTTTACCGCAGCGACAATCAAGAAG